TAGTAGTCACCGCCCAGCGTACGGCCGGAGCTGGTGATGGTAATGGAAGTATCGATGCCGGTGACGCCACCTTCCTGCATTGCCTCCCCGGTAACTCCGGGGCAACCGTCGGTGCCTCAGCCGCCGAAGTCGGCAGCCACGGGCGCCGGCAGCAGCAGCACCGCCAGCAGCGCTATTGATATGATTACTCTGTACATAGCGTTTCTCATAGATAAAATTCTCTGTTTTTGCCCCTTTCTTGTCAAGTTACCTGCCACGGTTTCATTCTCCCGACAGTGAATCACCCTCCGTCATTGCGAGCGCTAGCGAAGCAATCCCTCTGTAGCGTTGCCAATTGTGAGTTTGCAGGCGTACATATTTGGGTAGCGTTGTTTTCATGGCTTGTTGCTTGCCTAGCTGTACGGTGGGGATAACGGGAAGAGAAAAAGACTGAAACCACAGGCTCTTATAGTTTGGACCATATCTTTAACATATACATTATACCAGTATACCGTAATAGTGTAACGCGTCCGGCGGCTGAGGGCAATTGCCAGTTAGGCTGATTCCAGTCAGCTGAAAGTATGAGCAAAATCATACTTTTGGCCGATTTTTGCCCTTTAACCTTGGCCCAGGAGGTATACATCCCACCTTCCCCCAACTTCCACCCCCGATAAAACAGATTTCGCCTACCTGACACACCAGTGGCAAAAGGGTGACATCATCCCCTTGTAATAATAGAACAATTGTTCTATTATTACCCCGTTATGGTTATTAGTGAGCCTGATTTACTGCCTCAGGACATACAGTGGCGTGACCAGGGTTGCGAACTTTATCCATCGTGTTTGAATTGTCCTCGTTCGCGTTGCATAGAGGACGAACCGCGTGGCAAGCAAAAGATAAGGTTGCAGGCACGTGCCGGGCGCATGGCTGCGCTCAGGCAGGAGGGCAGGTCGGTACGGCAGATCGCCGAATTATACGGCGTCAGTGTCAGGACGGTGCAGAGGGTGCTGGAGAAGCTGAATGCATAGAAGCACAGGTAATAAGGTGAAATGACTGATTTTAACCCGCAATCTTTAGCCCAGCTCGACCGTGCCCGTTTCAGCAGCTATAAGTCCAATCTGGACTTTTACAACGGCACGCAGTGGAAGGAAACTTCCAAGAACCGCCAGCTGGTATTTAACTATGCCAGGATAGCCGTCGATAAAGTTACCAGCTATTTGATGCAGGGGCTTAACTTCGCCTGTGACCCGATAGAGGCCACGGAGCAGTCGAAGGCTATTGCCAGGGGAGCCGAGCAGGTTCTGTACCAGGTGTACGGGCAGAACAACTTGCAGGAGTTGGACTACGAGACCGAGCTGGATGCCGCCATCCTGGGCGATGGGTGTTACAAGGTCACCTGGGACGTACAGGAGAAGCGGATACGTGTCACCGCTCCGGACGCAAACGGCATCTATGCCTGGTGGCTGGGCGATGACCTGTCGCAGGTGTGGCGTGTTGCCAGCCGTTATACGCTGTCACAGGAAGAGGTCGAGCTTCTGTACAACACGAAGCCGGATAAAAAGTCTTCTGTCATTACCGAGCTGTGGACTAAACAGCAGTTTTCGCTCTTTCTGGAGAACGAGGTATTGGAGGACAAGCCGAATCCCTATGGATTTGTTCCGTTTGTCATATATCCCAACTTGCGGCAGCCAAAGCAGTTCTGGGGGATATCGGATATTCCCTCCCTGCAGGAGAGCCAGCGGGAGCTTAACCGGGCATTGACTCAGCTATCGCGTATCCTGGAAGTCTCCGGAAATCCCATAGCCGTGCTCGAGGGCGTGGAATCCGCCGAGGATATCCGGGTGCAACCAGGCGCCGTCTGGACCATACCGCCGGAGGCGAAGGCGTATTTATTGGATTTGCTGCAGGGCGGGGGGATCCGTTTGCATGTGGACTATATAGACCTGGTCTATCGCTGCCTGCATGATATATCGGAAGCCCCCAGGGCAGCCTACGGAGGCATAGAGAGGGAGCTTTCAGGCGTTGCCCTGGAGGTTGAGCTGCAGAGCTTATTGCAGAAGGTCCGCAGGAAACGGACTATCCGAACTTCCGTCTATACCCGCAGGAATCAGATGATACTTAGTTTACATAAACAGTTCAATCGACAGGACTTTACCGAAGTTGGCCACCGCATTATTTGGGGTCAGGTGCTGCCCCAGGATAGAGCCAGGGAAGCGCAGAACGAGCAGTTGCTGGTACAGTCAGGCGTCCACTCCAGGAGGACTGCCATGGACGAGATGGGTATTCGGGACCCGCAGGCGGAGTTCGAGAAGTGGTTGGAGGAAAGGAGTCGTATCCTGGAGATGAATAACGAATACAAAGCGCGATCCACGCGTGGCAGTACGCGCGAGAGAGATATGGCTGCCGAGATGGAGAGCGTCACCGAATAGATAGTAAAGGATGCAGGGACATGCCTTCAGGCTTGTCCGAAAAAAGGAGAAGTGATTTGAATGAGCCAGAAACCAAAATCCAGAACGGGCAACCCGACCCGGAAGTCAACCAGGACATCAAAGAAGACCTCGAAGCCGAGGCTGCAGCGAATGACAGGTTGGTTGAAGAAGCTACTGCACCGCTGAGGACGCAGCTTAAATCCCTCGAAGCAGCGCTGGCTTCAAGGAACGCTGAAGTCGAAGCTTTGAAGACCGAACAACGAGCGACTGGCGATGAGTTAGCAGGTGCCAAGGCTGCCTATGCCTATGCCGTAGCCGATTTCAAGAGGCTGTGCCTGGAAGCCAACCCTCTGATCACCGGGGATATGATCGCCGGAAGCTCCATTGAGGAATTAAAGGAGTCACTGTCCAGGGCGAACGGTCTGATCAGCCGTCTTAGCGATGGCATTCGTAAGGATATAGAGGTAGACCAGAACCAGGCGAAGGTGCCGGCAGGAGCTCCGCCAAGGACGGAGCCGGACCTCAGTGCTATGACCACGGTCGAGAAGATCAATTACGGCCTGGATAAGGCTAAAAAGAAAGCTTAGCCCTCTTCCTCTCCCCTGACGGGATAGAGGTGCTTAAAATATCCTTTCCCTTGGTGGGAGAGGATTGAGGTGAGGGTGAAAAGGAGAGAATTATTTGCCAACCGCATTAACTGAATATGCCAAGCTCTCGAATGATGCCCTGGTAGCAGGGGTCATCGAGACTATAATCAAGGAAAGCCCGCTGCTTCAGCACATGCCCTGGATCGAGATAGTGGGCAATGCCTTGACCTATAACCGGGAGTCCACGCTCCCCACAGCCGAATGGCACGCTGTCAATGATGATTGGACGACCAGTCCTGCTGTAACGTTCAGTCAGCTTACAGCTACCTTGAAGATACTGGGACAGAATGCCGATGTTGATGCCTACGTCAAGCAGACACGCTCCAATATCCAGGACATCGAGGCAGCCATCATTCAGCTTACGGCAAAGGCTATCCGCAATGAGCTTGAGGATAAGTTCATCTATGGCAACGACGCTACGGACGCCAACCAGTTCGATGGCTTGCGCGAGCTGATAGATACCGATGCCGCCTCCGACCAGGTGATCGCTGCCGGCGCCACTGGCGCCACGCTTACCCTGGCCATGCTCGACCAGCTCATCGATGCCATAAAGGGCGGGAAGCCCGACTTGTTACTGATGAGCCGCAGGTCTCGCAGGAAGATCAATGCCCTGGCCAGAGCCGCAGGGTCTAATCTTGAAGTTGGCACCGGCAAGCTGGGTGAGTTCGTGCAGCTCTATAACGGTATCCCCATCGGTGTCAGCGATTTCATCCTGGATACCCATACGGTGGCCAGCAGTTTAGAGACGATTACCACCGGTGGAGCTTGTAGCACTATCTATGCCCTGCAGTTCGGCGAAGGTGCTGTCTGTGGCTTGACCAGCCCGGGTGGCCTTACGGTCGAGCCGATTGGTGCCATGGAGACCAAAGATGCCAGCCGTACCCGCATCAAGTGGTATGTCAGCCTGGCTGACTTCAGCCAGGTGAAGCGCGCCGCCTTGATCGGTGTACAGGACTAAATTAATCCCCTGTCATTGCGTCAGGCCGAAGCTGCGAGCGAAGCGCGGCAGGCAGCCCGCGGCAATCTCAGGGAAAAGGAGAAGTAAATTGGCTTTTGCAGATCCTGGAATAAACAGACAGGTCCTGTGGTCGCCCGGACCGCAGGCTCCTACGGTGACCCTGGCTGAGGCTGTCACCCGCGGTGATATCCTGGGTTATAGCTCAGGATGGAAATTGGCATTGGCCACCGCCGGTAGTGTCATTCAGGGCAGGCTTGTAGCCCTTAAAGATGGGGCTATTGGCGATGTCATACCGGTTGCACATATTGCTGTCGTTGGTGGTTATACCGGTGCCACGCCTGGCAGCCCCGTTTACGTTGACGAGGGTTCAAACAGCGGTATGATCACTCAGACTGCCCCAAGCACGTCGAGCGATGCCAATACCATTATCGGTATTGCCCTGTCTGCTACCGAGGTGTTGTTCTTCTTGAACTCCAGGGCAGACAGTACCGCGTAAGCGCCAGGACGGGTTAGCGCCTGGGGGAGCAGCCATGAAAGACAGTAGAGATGCAGGACGTACTTTCAGGTGCGTCCTCAAAAAGGGCCGAGCATCCCCCCAGGGCTTCCCCGCCTTCTTCTCATTTGTCACTTGCAACTTGAAACTTGAAACAGGAGCACAGCGAATATGACTACGTTATCGGATTTCCGTACCCTTGTCCGAAGAGACCTCAAGGATGCGGACTCACAGGACTACCGCTGGACGGACGATGAAATAGACCGTGCCATCCAGAATTCACTCGCTGAATTCTCACGTTATATTCCCAGGGAGATGGAGTCCACCATCGCCACCACAGCTGGCGAGGCCGGTATCGACGTCTCAGGTCTTGCCCAGATGATACGAGTTGACATGGTTGAGTTCCCGGTTGACAGTACACCACGGACGTTTGCCCGGTTCTCAGTGTACGGGGAGAGGGTAACTTTGCTCGATATGTGGGGAGATGGCCGGGATTGTTATATCTACTGGTCGAAGATGCATACTGTAGATGCAGACCAATCAACAGTCCCTTCTCACCTGGAGGATGTATTGATCCGTGGTGCTGCCGCGTATGCTGCCATTTCGCAGGCACAGTATCACACAGACCGTGCCAATACCGGCGGAGACCATGTTGCCCGCGACTATGAATGTTGGGGCAGGATGCAGTTGCAGCGTTTCTATAGTGCCCTGCGTAAGTTTGGAAGGGGGCGCAGGCTGAGACATTCAATCATGTATCCAGCCACAGACCACGACGGGGGCGACCATGAATAGTTAATGCATGTTTCAAGACACTTGCAACCTGCAACGTGTAACTACTTAATTTATAGGAGAATGAAAATATAATGGAACAATCACAACAGTTAACATCCACCACATCGACCATCGACGGCAAGAAGAAATTCACCGCTACCCTGGTCAGTATAGCCGCTTCCCTGGTGGGTCTTTTCTTTACCCCGGAGACAGCCGAGCCGCTTGTCCAGTGTATAGCGGTTGCTGGTCCGCTTGTTCTCGGTTTCCTCTATGACTGGTTTCAGTCCCGGCATGATGTGAAGAAGAAAGAGGTCGAGTTCAAGCAGGCGGAGGTCTCCCTGGCACAGGTACAAAACGGCAACGCCCAGCAAGGACAGCCGACTATTGACTATCGACAGCCGACTATTGTTACCCCGTTCGACCCCGAGGCGTTCCATACCGAGGTCCTGGCAGAGGTAGAGAAGCGG